GTCGATGGCTCGCATTTTCCGTCAGTTTTTCGCAACACGTGGACTTCAGCAGCACATTCTGAAAACCGCTTCTACGTAAGGTATTGATTCTGCTATGGGTGCAGCGATAGAAATCGGCGATGGCGCGGTCCGTCTGTCGATCGCACGGCTGGCTGCTGAATTCGGTATGGCGCGTGAGACGGTATCGAAGCGCTTGCAGCAGGCCCACGTGCAGCCGGATGGGAAGCGGAACGGATACCCGGTGTATCGCCTGCGCGACGCCTGCCCTGCCCTGCTGGACCCTGCGGCCTTCGATGAGGAAGGCAACCCCGATCCCCGAAGTCTCCCGCCGGACAAGCGCAACGCGTGGTATCAGTCGGAGCTTCGCCGGACCGACTTAGAGATGCGCTGCCGGCAGTTGATCCCGGCGGCCGAGGTAGAAGTCGAGTTCGCCACGCTGGTGAAGGAGGTCGTTCAGTTCCTGGACACCCTGCCAGACGCGCTGGAGCGCGATGCAGAACTGAGCGGCGAACAGGTAGAAGCATTGGGCGAGTCGATCGCCCGGCAGCGTGCGGCTATGCACGCGAAACTGACTGAGGGTGTGGATGTACGGGACGGCACGAGAGATTAGCCTGGGTGTGGCGGAGATGATCCGCCCACCCCAGCGGATCAGTGTCAGCGAATCCGCGGCGGCCAATCTCAAGATTGTCAACCCGTCTGGCGCTTCGGGCAACCTGAGTCTTGAAGCGACCCCGTACATGGTCGAGCCCATGGATTTGGTCCGGTCTCGGCTGTACGAGGCGATTGTGTTTGTCGGCCCGGCGAGGTCGGGTAAGACGATCTGCCTTGTCGATGGGACGGTTGCGTATTCGGTTGTGAGCGACCCGGCGGACACGCTGATCGTTCAGACCAACCAGGGAACCGCGGAGGACTACAGCAAAACCCGGATCAATCGAGCGATCAAGGGCAGCCCGGAACTAGCCAAGCGGCTGAGCCCGCACGGCCACGACGACAACGTGTTGCTGAAGTTCTTCCGGTCCGGCATGGCCTTGCGGTTCGGCTGGCCTTCGTTGGCGCAGTTGTCGGGCAAGGACTTGCGCCGCGTCCTGATGACTGACGTTGACAACATCACTGGCGACCTGTCGATCGATGAATGCTTCGGTCTGGCGCTGAAGCGCATTCAGACCTACATGTCGTCGGGGATCGTGGTTGCGGAATCGAGCCCGGCACGGGACTACGTCGAACCGAACTGGAGGCCGCAGACACCGCACGAGGCCCCGCCCTGTGACGGTATCTTGAGCCTGTACAACCGCGGCGACCGTAGACGGTGGTTCTGGCCGTGCCCGGAGTGCAAGGAACCGTTTCAGGCTTCGCCTGGGCTTGAGCTGTTCCGCGCTGTGCCGGCGCTGGATGAGTTGGTTGAAATCGTCCGGTCCGATGACGTGTTCAGCCTGTCGCGGAAATGGTCGCGCATCTGCTGCCCGAACTGTGGGGTAGAGATCGAGCACAAACACAAGCGCGGGATGAATGCTGCGGGTCGCTGGGCCGGGGAAGGGCAAAAGGTCTGGCCCGACGGCACGGTGACAGGAGAGTTGCTCAGGTCACGGACCGCCAGTTTCTGGATCGGCGGCGTCGCTGCGGTGTATCAGTCGTGGGAATCTCTGATCGAGCGCTACCTGCAAGCCGTCAAGCAATACGCCACGACGGGCGAGCAGCAAGCGCTGAAGACGACGCGCAACGTCGATCAGGCCATGCCTCACCTGCCGATCACGTCAGCGGTTCAGAGAGACGCGCATGCGCTCCAGACCCGCGCGGAGAAGTGGCCGGAGGGTACAGTCCCGGAGGGCGTCAGGTTTCTAGTTGCTGTTGCCGACGTTCAGGCGGGAAAGCATCCGCGCTTCGTGGTTCAGGTAGTCGGGTTCGGCGCTGGCATGGAACGGTGGGTGGTTGACCGCTTCGCGCTGAAGTCGTCGGAGCGGATGAGCACCTCGGGTGAAAAGCTACCGCTGGACCCTGCCGCATATCTGGAGGATTGGGACCGCCTGATCCCGAAGCTGATTGACCGCAGGTATCCGCTTGCGGATGGTTCCGGCAGAACCATGCCTGTACGTTTGGCTGGGTGCGACTCAGGTGGTAAAGCGGGAGTGACCCCGAGAGCCTACGACTTCTGGCGCAGCTTGAAGTCCAAGAATCTGGCGCATCGATTCCTGTTGGTGAAAGGCGCTGCGACAGAGAGAGCGCCGCGCACGGTGGTTTCGTACCCGGATTCACGCAAGCGCAGCGATTCCCGTTCCGGAGCTCGGGGCGATGTCCCGGTGCTGATCATCAACACCACGATTCTCAAGGATGCAGTAGCGGGTCAGTTGCAACGCGAAGTGCCTGGACCGGGATACGTCCACTTCCCGGACTGGCTGCCGAGCCGGTTCTACGATGAGCTGACTGCGGAAAGTCGCGGTTCCAAGGGCTGGGACAAGAAAGGCCACAAGACGGCCAACGAAGCATTCGACCTGAGCGTGTACGCCGAAGCCTTGGCGGTTCACATGGGCGCGGATCGGATCAATTGGAAGAATCCGCCGAGTTGGGCGGATGAGTGGGATAAGAATCCGGACGTTGTTGCCGACGGCACACCTGTGGCAAGGCCTGTGACGCGTCCGTGCCGTGGCACGCGATCCAGTGGAGTGAGTGCATGAGTACCGCGACCCAGCTAGCCAGTGTCCGCGCAGCGATTGCTGCGATCGAGGCTGGGAGCCAATCCGTGCGCTACGGCGACCGGCAGGCGACGAAGGCCGACCTTGACGTGCTGTATGCGCGGGAACGTGAATTGATGGCGCGTGTTGCTGCGGAATCTCGCGCGACCGGACGAAACCGCATCACCTACGTGGTCCCCGACTAATGGGCTTCTTTGACCGCTTCACCGGCCCGAAGGCCGCAACCGAGACGCAGGAGACGAAGTGGCGCGGTGCGTCGCGTGTGATCCGTAGTCTTGCGTCGTGGGTCACGTCGCCTGGGTCTGCGACTTCGGACCTTCCGGCTGGTGAGCAGCGGACTCTCCGTGCACGGTCGCGGGATGCGTTCCGGTCCCACCTGATCGCCCGTGCTGCGCTGACGCGTCCGCGGACCAACATCGTTGGTACGGGCCTGATGTGCCGTCCCGCTGTTGACCATGTTGCGCTCGGAATCAGCGAGGAAGAGGCCGAGACGATCAACACGCAGATTTCGTCTCGTTTTGTTCCGTGGGCGGAAGACCCGGTTCAGTGTGATTGGGAGGCAACGAACGACTTCTACGGCTTGCAGTCGCTGAGTCTCCTGTCTGCGATGCTGAGCGGCGATGTCATGGGCCTTACTCCGCAGCAGGAACGTTCTGTCGGGATCGCCTCACTCAAGGTGCAGTTGATCGAGGCGGACCGGATCAGCAACCCGGACGACAGCGTAGATACTCCGTCGCTGGTTGATGGGATCGTCTTGCAGAACGGTGTTCCTGTGGCCTGCTGGATCAGGAATACCCATCCCGGCGACCAGCTCACGGCAGTGAATCTGCCGAAGTGGACGCGCTACGAAATGTTCGGTGGCGAGACTGGACGGCGTCGCGTGTTACATGTGTGGAACGACAAGGAACGCCCCGGACAGGTCAGGGGCGCGCCGTATCTTGCTCCGATCCTTGAGCCGCTGGTCCAGTTGCAGCGCTACGGTTCCGCCGAGTTGATGGCGGCCGTTGTGTCTGCAATGTTTACGGTCTTCATCGAGAAGGGGAATGAGCAGTTCGACGCGGACGGAAACCCCATCCCTGCATTCGGCGAGGTTTCGCAGACTGACACTGCGGCCGCACCGCAGATCGCGCTTGGTAACGGTGCGATCGTTGATCTGGCTCCGGGAGAGAAAGCTAACACCGCGAACCCGACCCGGCCCAACGTCAACTTCGACCCGTTCTTCGTGTCGGTGGTCAAGCAGATCGGCGCTGCATTGGAGCTTCCGCTGGATGAGCTGATGCTGCACTACCAGTCCAGTTACTCCGCGGCCCGCGCAGCGATGTTGCAGGCGTGGCGGTTTTACACGATGCGCCGCTGGTGGTTGGTGCAGCAATTCTGCCAGCCGGTGTATGGGCTGTGGATGGACGAGGAAGTCGCATCTGGACGCTTGAACCTTCCTGGATACGCTGACCCGATGAAGCGCC